CACAAACTGCTACGGCTAATTTTTAATAGGGTATACAAAATGAAAAAATTCGACTTGGACCGACCCGAGATGTCCGAAGGACCGGTCAACATCAATCCGGACAACTTCAAGATCATTGATCTTAACGAAGACATTCGCAAACAATCCTCCTGGTTCCAGTATTACGGAAAGCTCGCGGTTAATGCAAAGCGGGAGGCGGCTCAAGCAAAATTACGTTTGAAGCAGGCGACAAGCGAGAAGGAACTCGCGCTTCGTGAAAAGGCCCAAAAAGAGGGCAACAAACTCACCGAAAATCAAATCAAGGCAATGCTCGGCGTGGACTCCGACCTTATTATGTTGGAGAATGAACTCATTGACGCCGAAGCCGCCGCCGGTCTGCTTGAAAATGCCCGCTGGGCAATGGACCACAAGAAATCTATGATTGACGACGCAGTGCGCCTCGAAATTTCGGGCGGCTTTAATGGCAGCACCGAAGCTGCCATCGCCGATGCCGTGCGCCTTTCCATCAAGAATAAAAACCTCAAATCGAATCAGTAATCTAACACCAAAAACAAAAAGGAAAAATCAATATGCCTTACAATCCGCAAACAATGAATCTCAACGCAGCACAGGCAAACGCTCAGGCATCGAAGGACAGCTTCGGCACCTCCGGTCCGCAGATCATCGACGCTCCCGCCGGCACCAAGTACTTCGCAATGAAGAAGGAAATGATCGGTCAGGACGTTTACCTCAACATCATTCCGTGGGGCATTGAAACCGCCAACCACATGGGCGTCCACAACGGCACCGCACAGATCGGCCAGGGCGAATACCTCCTCGAAATGTGGACCCACCGCGTCGAAGGCATTACGCAGGGCGCAACCCTTTGTCTTCAGCGCATGTACGGCACCAAGTGCCCGTTCTGCGAAGCCTCCCGCAACTCCGGCGCAGGCGAAGCCAAGGCATCCCACCGTTGCGCCTTCTGGGTTCAGCATGTGGATGTTCACGGCAACCCGATCGGCGGCGATCCGACCCCGAAGCTCTTCATTACCAGCTACGCCACCTTTGGCAAGGCTCTCCTTGACGCCGCCGAAGTGCAGGGCCGCCGTCTCGGCCTCCCCGGTCCGATTCCGTTCGCCAACCCGGGCACCGATGGCAAGATCGTGGCATTCCGCGTGAACTCCAAGTCCGGTGGCGGCTTCAACTTCACCGAAGCAACCAACTTCGACTTCCTCCCGCGTCAGTATGCCATTCCGCAGAACATCCTCGACAACATTCCGGGACTTGACCGCTTCCTCCACATCCCGTCCGAAAAGGAAATCAACGAGGCCCTCTACGGCTCCGATGCCCTTCCGGCTCAGGGTGCCGCCGCTGGCTATCAGGCTCAGGGCGCCGCTCCTGCCTATCAGGCTCCGGCTCAGGAAACTCCGGCCAACTACGGCGCTCCGGCTTACCAGCAGCAGGCTCCGGCGCCGGCTCAGCCGCAGTATCAGGCTCCCGCTCAGGAAACTCCGGCTCCGAACGCTAATCCGTATGGCGCCCCGGCAGCAGGTGCTCCGGCTAATCCGTATGGTGCCGCCGCTGCCGCTACTCCGTATGGCAGTGCAAGCGCTCAGGTTCCGCATGGCGCACGTCCTACTCCGGGCGCAGCTCCGGCAGCAGCTCCGGCCGCTGAAGCAGCTCCCGCCACCGGTTATCCGGAACCCACGTTCTAATCACGTGGTTCTTCAAGGCCTGCCCGACCAGTGCGGGCGGCCTTTTTATTCCCGTTTCCCTTTTTAAAATCGAATAAATGAATGAATCACTAAAACAATTAAGGAATTTCTTTATGGCGAAAGAAACTGTAAAAAAGGTCCCTTACATGAGTATGGGGTCCGACCTCTTCAACCTTCTCGTTGGCGGGGACAAAGGCGTGATGGGCCTGCCTTATGGCGCAATCCTCAATCTTGCTGGCGACAAATCTTCCGGCAAGTCCTTCTTGAAAAACGAAATTATCGCGGCAAACTACCACGTGAACGGCGGCGATCCGGACAAGTTCGCTTGGTTCTCGGATGACTGCGAAAGCGGCGACACCTTCAACACAGAAGCGCTTTACGGCGTGAACATTCGCCCGATTGACGACGAAGGCTACCTCCGCATCGGCAACAAGAAAGTCCAGGACTCCGCAACAGTGGAAGATATGGATGCGCACGTTTCCCTTTTCCTTGAACACTTGGACAAGCTGGACAAGGACGCGGTTGGCATCTATGCAGTTGACTCCCTTGATGGTTTGAGCGATGCCGTGAAGGAAGCGATGGAAGGCGCCCGCCTCGGTCAGCTCAAGACCGGAAATGAAGTGAAGGACAAAGGCGACTACGGGATGCAAATTCCGAAGTTCCTCAGCCAAAACTTCTTCCGCCCCAAGCACAAGAAGCTGGAAGACGCGCACTGCTCGCTCATCATTGTTTCGCAGATTCGTGACAAAATCGATTCGATGGGCTACGGACAGAAGTGGGACGTTTCGTGTGGAAAGGCATTGGAATTTTATTGCCACACCCGCATCTTCCTCCAAACGATTGCCAAGCTCGGCGTTGATGGCCGCCCGATTCAAAAGGCGGACGATCTTGTAACCGGCGCCTACGTCAAGGCAACCACATTCAAGTCCAAGACGCCTCGTCCTTACCGCACCATCTACTACTCCGTTTATTTCAACTACGGCATTGACAATATCGGCAGCAACCTCGACTTCCTCTTCGACCTGCGTGGCAAGGACGGCAAGTTCGTTGAAGGTTCCGATTCCATCAAGTGGGTTGAAGGCCACGATCTTAACAAGGACACTCTTGCAAAGTGGCTCACCGACGTTGGCGTGATGGACGAGGTGAAGGCTGCGAACAAGGCCAAGGGCGGGAACTATCAGGTCTCTATGAAGTTCCAGCAGGAGTGGCTCGCTGAACGCTTCAAGACCGACCCGGCGCTTCAGGAAAAATACATCGAATATTTCGGCCGCCAGTATACGCGCGACGAACTTATCCGCATGTGTGAAACCGACCCGAAGATGAATGCGGAACTTACCCGCCGCGTCATCGCCAAGTGGGAAGCCCGCGAAGATTCCATCCCGGTGCGCCCGAGCAAGTATGGCGGCGGCCGCTTTGCTGCGCCTGCTCCCCAGCCTGCCGAACCGAACCCGCTGGCTGAACGCCCGCTTGGCGGCGGAGAAGCTTGGGCGGCGCCTAACGAGGAGGAACCCCCGGAAGACGTTGC